CGCTGGCCTGGTCACAGCGCCGGACGGCTGGCGCGGATAGGTCCATGTACTCAAGGGTGTGCATGTGACCCCTGACGTGTGTAGCCTTGAGTACATGGATCAGAAAACGTTGAACGTCGCGCTGTACCTGCGCCTGAGCCGGGACGCCGAAGGCAGCGCCAGCATCGAGACCCAGCGTGCTGCGGCCCTTGCCTGGCTGGCCGCGAACGGGATCACTGACTACGTGCTCACTGAGTACCTAGACGCTGGCGTGTCCGGCGCGAAACCCCTGGAAGCCCGTAAGGGCATGGCCCAGCTCATGACCGACGTACAGGAGCGTGTCACGGCCGCAGGGCGGAACGGGCCGGGAGAGACGATTGTCATAGCGTGGAAGCTGGACCGGTACGCGCGCAGCGTGAGTGAGTTCCTCCGCCTGGTCGCGTGGGGCCAGCCTCGCAATGTGCGGTTGGCCACGACAGACAACACGATCAACACCACCACCGCCACGGGCCGCATGGTCGCAACGTTCCTTGCAGCGCTGGCCGAGTGGGAACGCGACCTGATCAAATCGCGCATCACCGAGGGGCAGGCCACTCGACGGACGCAGGGCCGATGGGGCGCCGGAAACCCCCCGTACGGGTACCGAATCGTGTTTCGGGACGGCGCTGCGTATCTCGAAATACACGAAGAGCAAGCGGCCGTAATCCGGAAAGCCGTCGACGAGCTGTTGAACAATGAAGACAGTTCGGTAGCGAGCACAGCGCTGATGGTGGACGTGTCAGAGGCCCAATGGCGCCGGTTGCTCAAAGCGCCGACGCTGAAAGGCCAGCGCACGCACCATGGCCAACTTGTCGTTGCCGATGATGGAATTACGCCCGTGCAATTCGCTGAGCCGATCATCGGCGCCGCTGAATTCAAAAAGATTCAAGCCAGGCTGGCGAGGCTGTCCACTGGGGCGCAGCAGACGCCTAGGGCGGGGGCTAACCTCTGCGCCGGTATGTCCTGGTGCGCTGTCTGCAACGGGCGACTGAACGGCGGACGCAGCGACAGGGGCGAACAGCTCTACCGGTGCAAGGCTGGGCACGTAGCCATCTACGCCCGTGTGCTCGACGAGAAAGTTGAGGCCGAATTCATGACCAGGTTCGGCGGCATGGCTGAGTACGTGGTGCGACTTGAAGGCGGTAACGATCTCAGCGACCAACTGACGGAGGCGGAGGAGCAAGCGAAGCGTCTGTCCAAGCGCATGGCTACCGCTGGTCCGCTGATGCTCGGATCGCTCGAAGAGCTGGGCGCTGAGCTGGAAGCCACGTACGCCGCTCTAAGGGCCGCGCACGACCCTGACGTACGCGAGGTGCTTGAGCCCACTGGAAGGACGGTAGGCGACGCGTGGGAGGCCTCCCCGGGGTCGCGTGGCCGCTTGCTCCGGGACCTAGGGCTACATGTAGTGCTGGCCGCCAACGGGCGGGGACGAATCAGCGCGGAGCGGGTAGGCGAGCGCGTGTCGGTCTCATGGGCCATCGGGGGCGATGATCATGACCTTGCCGAAATGCTCGGCGACCTTGACGCAGAGATGGTGTCCCAGTGATTCACTGCACGATTTGCCAGCACGACAAACAGCGAAGCGAATTCGCTGACAGCGAGGTGCGGAACGAGACCACCGGTTGGTGTAAGTCCTGCATGGTCCTGTACAGGGAAGCGGTCCGCTTGGGTGTCCGGGACCCCGCGCAGCACGTACGCAACGCCCTGCCTCCCATTGAGTGCTCTAAGTGCGGCGAGACCAGGCCCACCCGAGAATTCGCCCCGGGCGCGCAGGTAGCCACCTGTGTGGCGTGCTGGGACGGAGGCAAGGGCGAGCGCAGGCGGGAGTCAATGCGCAAGATCCGGGCAGCTACCCCAGCGGAGGACAAGGCGAAGGCACAGGCGGCATTCCGCGCTGGCATGCGCAAGGACAAGTGCGCCATCTGCGGAAGCCCCATCGAAGGGCACGGCATCTGCGTGCAGTGTGAAGGCCACGTGATGGCGCTGGGCGGGCTCGACGGGTTGAAGCAAGCCGTTCGCGCTGTGCGGTATCTGCAAAGCGAGTGAGCTGGGTCACACTGTTTGGTAACGGGGCGATCACGGGCGAGTGCCGGTGGTCGCCCTTCGGCGCTACAGCGCACAGGGTCGGTGACGTTTTGTTTTCAGCGCCCAAGATCAAGACCCCCTCTGACCAGCAAGAAGTGATGAAGTGACGATTTAGCCCATGTCTTACCAACACCTATGGGGCTACTAAGGGAAACCGGGGAGGCATGGTCGAGCGTCACTTCGTCACTCCCCCGGTCCGGTGCCTCTGGTAACCGACTCGCTAGATATATGGTATGGGCCGGTTGTTCCCGCGCATCAAGATGCAAGCGCACGGCGGACTGCGGACCCGTCCCATAAACGGCCCCGAGCGCTCCCCTGCCTCTCTCCCAGGGTTGAGCCCGGGGCTACGCCGCATTAGCTCAGTCTGGCTAGAGCGCCCGCTCGTTGAGGCGGGAGGTCCTCGGTTCAAATCCTGGATGCGGCACGGAGCGCGGGACATATGCGGGGCATACACTCCCTAGGCACTGGCAGACAGTGGCTCTCGCGCAACGGCGTATAGCTCAAGGGTAGAGCGTCCGACAAGGGTCGGAAGACTGTTGGTTCGATTCCAACGGCGTCGACGTAGGTGCAGGCAGTAGGCCTTGACCGGTCCACGGTATGCACCCTGGGTGAAACCGGCTCGTACTGGCCAGCTAGTCACTGGTTGCAGCGCGCGGCGAGTAGCCCTAAATCTTGCTTCGCGTGCGGTGTGCTGGCTATTGGCGCGGCCAGTGGGAACACAATTCCCAGCCCGTTAAAGGGCGCCGGTTCGATTCCGGACCATGCGAAGCACTTGGTAAGGGGCAGCGTCAGCGCTGGAAATGCCACCACCCCCAAGCATCGGTGCCGCGTAGCGGAATGGCCTGGTGCCAATGACACGTAGCTCAACAGGCAGAGCGCCGGACTGTTAATCCGGAGGTCGCAGGTTCGAGCCCTGCCGTGCCAGCGGGGGTAGACTGACGCCCCTAAGCGGTGAAACATCCGTGAAGTCAGTCACTACCCGCTGGTGGTGGAACGGTAGACACGCCAGGCTTAGACCCTGGTGCCTGTGAGGGTGTGCGCGTTCGAATCGCGCCCAGCGGACGAGCCCTGTACGGGGCGCCTGGTTAGCACACCATGAACGTGCGAAGCGTGGGTATGGCCCAGTTGGTAGGGCGCCTGGTTTGGGACCAGGAAGTCACAGGTTCGAGCCCTGTTACCCGCACCACATACGGATATCCGGAGGTGCCCTGGTGGGCGAGCATGTCCCCCAGCCTGGCGACTTCGGCCTATGCCGGATATCCGGGCTCACTGGTGTTGCCGTGTCCGCTGGCCAACGCCTGATCGGCTCCGGTAGCTATTTCACGCACGCGTTTGTCTATGTCGGCAACGGCGAAGTGGTTCAGGCCCAACCGGGCGGAGCTAAGCGCATGCCGCTGAGCGACGCAGTGAGCAACCACAGCCGCGTAGCGTACTCATCCTTTCCGCTGGCCCCTGTTCAGCGTGCTGCCATTTTGGGTGCGGCGACGTACCTGATTGGCACCCCGTACAGCTTTGCGGATTACGCGGCCATTGGTGCTCGTCGGCTGCTTGGCATTGCTGCGCTAGAACGCTTTGTGCGTGATAGCGGCCACATGATTTGTAGCCAGTTCGTCGACGAGTGTTATCGGCGCGCTGGCTTTGAACTTTTCCCCGGGCGAATTCCGGGCGACGTTGCACCGGGCGACCTTGCCAGACTGATTGGAGCGTAGCTATGCCAGCCTGCGGAGCATGCGGCAGCACTGCGCTTGTCGTCTGGGTAAGGCGCCCTAGCGATGCTGAGCTAGCGGCGATTCCTGCTGAGCATGGCGGAGAATCCGCGAACGCCGGTAATACCACGGTCGCTGTGTACGCCTGCGGATCACATGCCATTTCCGCTGATCTAGGCGCCCTAGTCCACCAGGCCGCATGCGCTGGTCCTTCTAGCCCTGCCTTGCCTGACTGCACGTGCACCCCGGAGCCTGCCCCTGTGGCTGTACCGGAGCCTGTGCAGGAGCTACCGGCTGGGTGGCAGTAGGCCCATGGCTAAGCGTCCCTGCCTGGTGTGCAGGCGTCTGACTACCAACCCTTCCCGCTGTGCTGTATGCCAGGCCAAGTACATGGCAGGGCGTGAGCGGCAGCGTGGCAGTGCTAGCCAGCGTGGGTACACCAGTGCCTACCGAGTAGTAGCTAAGCAGGTGGTGACAGAGCACAGGGCAAGGCACGGCGGTTGGTGTCCTGGCTACGGCGTGCCCGATCACAGGACCCACGATCTGACCATTGACCACATCATTCCGCTTGCCCATGGTGGCACGCACGACCGTGCCAATCTTCGTGTGCTGTGCAGGGGCTGCAATGCCCGCAAGCGTGACTCTCTGTAGGGCTATGCCCGCACTCCCCTGCCCCGCTGTGATGGCATAACCATGCATGGTCGTGCCCCGCGAAGTGCATATGTATGCGATGACGGGGGGTGGGTCAAAGTCCAGCGAAGATCATCCCAGGGACCCGGCTCCCATGGCTGGGGACACCGCTGCGAAATTAGGGCCCCGGGGGTCTAGCCCAGAAACGCTCTAGAACTGCATAAAAATGCAGAATTCACGTCCGGCAGGGGGTAAAGCGCATGGCTGTGGGCCGTCCGCCCGTCCCCACGGAGCGTAAGCGAAAACTGGGAAATCCTGGCGCCCGCCCTTTGCCTGATCCCGCCACTGTCCTTGACACTGCGCCAGTCGCCATGGCTGCACCTGCACATTTGGGCCCGTCCGGCGCTGAGCTTTACTCACGGATCGTTACCGGCGCTGCCTGGCTTGCTGACACGGACCGCCCGACGCTGGAATTGCTCTGCGAAAAGGTCGACCGACGCGAGCAGATGAAGGCCGAGCTAGCGCGCGGCGATTTGGTGCTCTTCACGGATAAGGCTTACGCCTATCCCAACCCGCTCGTCGGCATGCTCAGCACCATCGAAACCGAGATTGCGAAGCTATTCAGCGCGATGGGTCTGACGCCTACCGACCGCACGCGCATGGGGCTCGCCGAGGTGAAAGCCCGAAACGCATTCGAAGACTTCCTAGCCAAAAAGGCTGGGGCGTAGCACATACGGATATCCGGAGGTGATGGCGTGCCACGCTGGCTTACGCGGTTCCTCCATTGGAGCCACATCGTTCGGTCACCTGCGCTGGCTTTCCACGATTCCGTCAAGAACATTGACTGGTCGTCTGTCGCTGAGGGCATGGCCAAGTATGAGGACGCGTACCGCAAGGAAGACGGCGCACGCATCCTGGCTTGGTATGAGGCGCGCGAGGCTTGGCGTAAGGCGAACGAATGAGTGCCCCCTATCTGCTGACCCCGGTCACTAAGGCGGATGTCAAGCGGGGCGATGGCGCTGACTTCGTCGACTTCTCGCAATCCTTCCTGCGGATCACCAAAGACTCTGTCGGTGGGTCCAGCGGCGAACTGCTTGTCTTCCGGGACTGGCAGTGCCAACTGTTCGGCCGGTTGCTCGCACGGCGCCCTGACGGCCGTTACAAGCATCGCCAGGCACTCGTGGGCATGCCCCGCAAGAACGGCAAGAGCGCCGTAGGTGCCGCGCTGGCTATCTTCGGCCTGGTGTCCGGTCCCCGTGGTGGTGAGGTCTACTCCATCGCCGCTGACAAGGAACAAGCGCGAATCGTCTTCGGCACTGCCAAGAAAATGATCGAGATGGCGCCAGAGATGGCGAACTCTTTCAGGGTGTACCGGGACGCTGTTGAGCTACCGGCAACCGGGTCTGTGTACCGCGTGCTGTCTGCGGAAGCCTTCACCAAAGAGGGACTCAACCCGCATCTGACGATAGCCGACGAAGTCCACGCACAGCCCACCCGTGAACTCTGGGACGTCATGAGCCTTGCCTCTGGCGCTCGCGTAGAACCCATGATGGTGGGCATCACCACCGCTGGCGTGAAGTCGGATAGCTCCGGTGGCGACAGCCTGTGTTACGGCATGTACCAGTACGGCGAGAAGATCATTCGGGGCGAGATCAACGACCCCGCTTTCTACTTTGAGTGGTGGGGGGCGCCGGAAGGTGCCGACCACAAGGACCCAGCGGTATGGGCAGCAGCGAATCCGGGCTTCAACGACATTGTGAGCGAAGAGGATTTCCACTCCTCCGTGCTGCGGACCCCGGAAGCGGAGTACCGAACCAAGCGGATGAACCAATGGGTGTCGACGGCGCAAGCCTGGCTACCCGCTGGCGCTTGGGACGAGTGCGCTGGCGACGCTGAGAGCATCGAGCCGGGTACCGAGGTGGTCCTAGGCTTTGACGGCTCGTTCAACAACGACTCAACGGCGCTTGTGGTGGTTACCTGCCCCCGGGGCGAGGATGACAAGCCCCACATTGACGTCGTGGCAGCGTGGGAAAAGCCTACGGATGCCGGGCAAGACTGGTCAGTCCCCATCTTCGATGTTGAGGACGAGATACGTAAGGCTTGCCGACGCTGGCAGGTTCGCGAGATTGTCTGTGACCCGTTCCGCTGGGCGCGCACGTATCAGATCCTCGAATCTGAGGGGCTCCCGATCGTGGAGTTCCCGCAGTCCCCCGCGCGCATGGTTCCGGCGACGCAGCGCTATTACGAAGCCGTCATGAATAAGACGCTGACTCACAGCGGCGACCCGCGCCTAGCGCGCCATCTCTCGAACTGTGTCCTGCGGACCGATTCGCGCGGCTCGCGCCTGAGTAAGGACGCGAAGGGCTCGCCCCGGAAAATCGACCTTGCCGTTTCCGCTGTCATGGCGCTGGAACGAGCCTGCCAAGAGGCGGAAGTCATTCCCGAACCCCAGTTCTTCAGTTGGGCGGATCTATAAGGACGTGACACATGAAGTTCAGTCGACGCCTGATAGGCGAAATCGCCGATGTCACTGGCATTGGTTGTCTGGTAGGCGCCGGTTGGGCGTTCAACACGATTCTTGGTCTGGCGCTCGCTGGCGTAGGGCTTATCGTCATTAGCGCTGTGGTGGTGGACAAGTGAGCCTTGCCCGTAGAGCCGGTAAGGCCATTCGAGAGACCCGCTTTTATGCGCCCTCTGGCGCCGGTGATCCGTGGTCCATTCCCAGTAACGGCAGTCTCGCCGCGTACACGTCCGCTGGCGTCCCTGTCAACGACGAAACAGCGATGCAGCTACTTGCCGTGTCTGCCTGCGTTCGTCTGCTGTCTGATGCTGTCAGCGGTCTGCCCTTCGATTCCGTCAAGGCGGATGGTGAGCTGCGGAAGACCGTCGAGCCACCACCTGTCATCATCGCTGACCCGTTCGGCGGAGGTGCTACGCCCGGTCTGCCTACGCGTCGCCAAGGCTTCGTTCAGATGATGGTTTCGCTGCTGCTGCGCGGGAACGCCTATTGTCTGGTGCTGTCTAAGGACAGTTACGGGCGCCCCACACGGCTGATGGTGGTTCACCCCGATCGTGTGGACTGTGAGTTTGACGGGAGCGGTCGCCGGAAATACGCGATTGACCGTAAGCCCGTGCCCGACGCTGGCGACATTGTCCACATCATGGGAATGGGCTTCCCGGAGTCTCCCACGGGCCTAAGCGTCATCAGCTACGCACGACAGGCCATCGGCCTAGGCCTTGCCGCTGAAGAGTTCGGCGCACGGTTCTTCGGTGAGGGCGCCCACATGACGGGTGTCGTCGAGATTGAGGCGGACCTAGACAAGGATCGCGCGCGCACCATTAAGGAGAATTTCTCTGCCTCGCACAGCGGGCTGAAGAATTCCCACACGGTGGGCGTGCTGACTGGCGGAGCCAAGTGGAAGCCAATCAGCGTCACGCCCGAAGACGCGCAGTTCCTCGGCACGCGCGCTGCGCAGAATCTCGATATTGCCATGCTGTTCGGCATCCCGCCACACATGCTGGGGCAGGTCGACAAGACAACCTCTTGGGGCACGGGCATTGAGCAGATGGGCCTAGGGTTCCTCGCCTACTCGCTGTCCGCGTGGCTGGGCCGTTTCGAAGACGCCTGGTCGACCATGCTGCCCCGCCCGCAAAGCGCCCGTTTCAATGCTGACGCACTTCTGCGCACTGATACAGCGGGTCGGTATGCGGTTTACTCCGCTGCCCGTTCGGCCGGAATCCTCACCACCAACGAAATACGCGCTCTTGAGAATTACGCGCCGGTTGATGGTGGCGACGATATCGCGGCGCCGCTGAATTCATCCGCACCGAAGCTGACCAAAGACAACGGCGCTTCGCCGAGTGCACAGAAAGCCGACGCGTTGGGAGCTGTTCTCTGATGACCGATTTTTCAAGCCGTGACTCACGGCGCAATGTCCGCGAGGATCGCAGGCGCCCGTTCGAGGGTATGGAGCTGCGGGAGCAGTCCAACGGCACGTTGCGCTTTACGGGCTATGCGTCTGTGACTGAGACCCCGTATGACATGCAGGACTTCCTAGGTGACTACACAGAGGTTGTCCGGCGCGGGGCGTTCAGTAAGACGTTGGCCGAGGGCGCTGATGTCCCGTTCAAGTTGAACCATGACGGCATGACGCTCGCTCGCACGAAGAGCGGCACCATGCGACTGTCGGAAGACTCCACGGGCCTGCACGTCGAGGCGGACCTAGACCCGGGCAACGGGCAGGTGCGGGATATCCGCTCCGCCATGGACCGGGGCGACCTTGACGAGATGAGCTTTGCCTTCCGCGTGACTCGCCAGGAGTGGTCACCGGACTGGACGCAGCGCGACATCACCGAAGTGAACCTCAACAAGGGTGACGTCAGCATCGTGAACTACGGGGCCAACCCGCACACTCAGGGGCTTACCTCGCTGCGTAGTGCGCTGACTGACGGCACGATCACACGTGACCAACTCGAAGCGCTCCTGCGGTCCGTCAGTGACTCCCCTGCCCCGCCTGAGCCTGTGATCGCCCCTGCGGATCTCTCGCTGTACGAAGCGCGCTTGCGCGCCCTGAATCTCTAACTCTCGCGTCGGTCACCTACGGATATCCGTATGTGCCTTCGCTGCCCGCCCGGTTTACGCCGGAGCCTACGCCGGACCCCGCGCAACAAGGGGCACCACCTAGGCCACCACCTAACGCAAGTGGTGGGCGATTCCCAAAGAATCGAACCTAGGAAAGGTCCCAAATGCCTACGCACAAGCGTGCACTTATTGCCGGTCTGGTCGCTCAGCGCTCTGAGGAGCGTGCGAAGCTAGATGTTCTTCTGGGCGAGGCTCGCTCCGCTGAGGGCGGCATGACCGACGAGCAGCGCGCCGAGTTTGACAAGGGCGAAGCCGAGATTCGTTCGCTCGACGAGCGGGTTTCCGAGCTAGACGCACAGGTTCGCGCCGACGACGCTGCGGCGGACATGGCCAAGCGCTATGCGCCGAAGGCTTCGGGTGTCACTGTCACTTCCGAGCCTGAGATCTACCGTTCCGGGCTGAACGGCCAGTCGTACTTCCGTGACATGTGGAATGCGCGCCAGAACGGCGACCGTGACGCCATGGACCGACTTCAGCGCAACAACAAGGGCCGTGCGGCCGAGCAGCGTGCGCTGACCACGGTTAACGGCGCCGGTGGTGAGTTCGTTCCTCCCCTGTGGCTAGAGAAGGAGTTCGTCCGCCTGGCTCGCGCGGGTCGCATTACCGGCAACCTGGTCCCGACCAGCGCGCTCCCTGCGGGCACTGACTCGATCAACGTGCCCAAGGTGAACACCGGCACCGCTGTCGCCGTTCAGGCCACGCAGAACTCTGCGGTTCAGCAGACCGACCTGACCACTACGTCGATTTCGTCCACCGTGACGACCATTGCCGGTGGCCAGACTGTGAGCCTTCAGCTCCTAGAGCAGTCGCCGCTGAACGTGGATGACGTCATCCTTGCTGACCTTGCTGCGGCGTATGCCACTCAGTACAACACCCTGATTCTGAGCGGTTCCGGTTCCGGTGGTAGCCCGACCGGAATTCTGACGCTGTCGGGCACCAACGCGATCACCTACACGCAGGCCTCCCCGACTGTCGCGCTTCTGTACTCGCAGATCGCGAACGCGATTCAGACCGTCCACACCAACCGGTTCCTGCCGCCCGACACGATCATCATGCACCCTCGTCGCTGGGCCTACCTGCTTGCGGCGTCTGACACCACGGGTCGCCCGCTGGTCACCCCTTCGGCCAACTCGCCGATGAACGCCGTTGGTAACCAGGGTGAGGTGGCCGCACAGGGCTACGTCGGCACGATTCAGGGTCTCCCTGTGTTCGTTGACGCGGTCATCCCGACCACGGTCGGTGGTACGCAGGACCAGATCATCGTGGCTCGCATGGCCGACCTGATGGCTTGGGAGGGCAACGTCAAGGCGGAGGCCTTCCCGCAGACGTACGCCAACCAGCTATCCGTGTTCGTGCGGCTGTACAACTACATGTCCTTCCAGCCTGCGCGCTACCCGAAGAGCATTTCGGTTATCTCCGGTACGGGTCTGGTCGCTCCGACTTTCTAAGTCTGACCTAGTGGCGGTGGGGGTCACATACGGATATCCGTATGTGCCCCTGCCCCCTCCCCTACCCGAGAGGAACGCATGAATCCCATCAACTACGCCAACGGCCTTGTGGTCGAGCTTGGCTTTGCGCAGCAGGACAAGGACAAGGCACACGAAGTGGCCGTTCGCGAGCAACTCGCGTTGGTGTCCGCTGAGCTAGACAAGGTCAACCCGGAACCCCTCAGCGAAGGCACCCGCGCACTGCTAGCGGAGGCTGTATCCGCTGTTGCCGATGCGCTGGCCAACAAGCCCAAGCGGGCCGCTAAGCCTGCCGCTGACCCTACGGAGTAGTGACCCATGCCGCTGATCTACTTTGCCGGGCAGGATGTAGCGCTTTCGGCGACCCCGCTCGATGACAGCGGCAACCCCGTGCAGGGCGCTGTGAGCGTCTCTGTGGCCATCACAGACCCGTCCGGGGGGATTACCCACCCCACCCCGTCAGGGCCCGTTAGCGGGGCGTACACGGCCGTCGTGCCGTCTGTCAGCGTTAGCGGCGTCTGGCTTGCTCGCTGGACTGCTACCGGCACGGGCGTGGCCTGGTCGTCTGAGACTCAGTTTCAGGTGCGCCCCCTCGGCGTCGAACAGCTCGTCGACCTGCCCAGCGTCAAGGCCCATCTGAACATCAATCCTGCGGATACGCGCCAGGATGACGAGCTACAGGGCTTCATTCTCGCTGCGGCTGAGATAGCCCGGAACCATTGCGGCCCGTTCATCCCGGAATCCCACACGGAGTATTTCGACGGCGGGGTTTCACAGATCGTGCCAGCGTTCACACCGGTTTCGAGTGTGCTGAGCATCACGGAGTACTACGGGCTTTCAGCCTTTCCGCTGACTGAGCAAGCCCTAGGCGGGCAAACCAACGCGTTTGCCTTCACCGTGGACACCAACACGGGGCAGATAACCCGCCGCACGTTCGGGGGCGAGGCTGCAACGTTCGCTTTCGGTGCGAAGAACATCAAAGTCGTGTACACAGCGGGCCGCGCGGGACAAGTCCCGTGGACTGTTCGCCTAGGCGTGCTTGAGCTGATCCGGCATCTGTGGCAGATGACTCAGCAAGGCGGAGGGCGGCCGAAGTTCAACTCTGGCGCCTACGACGGTGGCGAAGCCGTTGTTCACACGGGCTTTGCCATTCCCTCGCGCGTCCTCGAACTCTGGCAGGCCTATTACCGGGGGCCGGGTATCGCATGAGCATCCCTTCCAGCACAGCGCCAGCGGTCCGACAGTGGCTTTTTGACCAGTGCACCGCTGGGCTTGCGCCCGACCCTGACAACGTCCGCGCGTCGTTGCTCGTCTGCTTTGACCAACCGGGGCCGAACGAGCCTGATGACATTGTGGCTATCGGCCAGGTGCGCAGGCATCTGAACGTTGCTTCGATGGTTGGCGGGGGTGGCGCCGGTTGGCTTGACGAGTCGTATTCCGTCGCTGTCGTCGTCGATGTGTTCCGGGGCAGTGACAGCGGGCAGGTGGCCTACTCGCGCGCCATGGATCTAGCCAACGCCGTCATTGCAATCGTGCGATCGGATATCACGCTGGGTGGCCACGTCATCAAAAGCGCCCCGACTGGCGATACGGCCGAAGTCGAGTGGGACAGCGAACACGGCGGTAAGCGCGCCTGCGTAACTGTCGAAATTGAATGCGTTACGAGGATCTGACACATGCCTGAATTCACATACAGCGGCGACGACGAGCGCTATTACCCGTCACTTGCGCTGAACGTCCACCCTGGCGATCGCGTGACGCTCGACGCTGACCCTGGGGACGGCCGTTTCGTACCTGCCGATGGCGCCCCCACTCCCCTGCCTGTCTCTGACAGCGCTCCCGATCCTGCGCCAGTCGCTGACTCTGCGCCCACTGACACCCCGGAGGTAGGCAACTAATGCCCAAGGCAACAGCTCTCTCATTCCTCGGTATTGCCAAGGAAGTTACGCCCGGCACGCCGGTTGCGTCGTCGCAGTACATCCCGGTCACGACCATTACGCCGAAGGACAATCAGCAGCTACTCGACGATAAGGGCTATCGCGGCTCGCTCGTCGACGTCTACGACCAGGTGGCGGGAGTCCTAAGCGGCTCGCTGGACTTTGACGGGGACGTTTTCCCGGACACGATCGGTTTCCCGCTGGCTGGTGTGCTCGGCGATGTCGTCACGTCCGGCGCGTCTGCCCCGTTCACTCACACTTTCTCTGTGCTGAACACGGGTTCGGGCCAGCCCAAGACTTACACGCTGAATGACAACTACGTTGCGGGTAACCGGCAGTACCCCAGCGCGAAGTTTTCTGAGATCGGTTTCAAGTTCACGGCCGATGGCCTGCTGACGTACAGCGCTAAGACCACGACGTTCGGGTCTGTCCCCGTTGTGGCCCCGACCACGTCCTTTACTGCCATTCCGCCGCTGGTCGGCTGGACGGGTGTCGTGCAGATTGCGGCCGTCACTCAGGCTGGCGTACTTGATGGCGAAGTCACCATTAAGCGCCCGGTCACCGTGATTAACCCGGTCGATGGTACGCAGGCCCCTTCCACGCTGTGGAGTGGTCCCGTTCAGGTCGACGGTAAGGCCACGCTCATCATGGAAGATGACACGGCGCTTACGCAGTACCTCACCACGGTAAAGCCTGCGATTGACTTCAATTTCTCGTCTGGCACTGGCGCTACTGCCGTTCAGCTCAAGCTACACATGAGCAAGTGCAGCATTTCGGCCGCTGATATCACGCGCGGCAAGGACTACATCGAGGTCCCGATTACGTGGACTGCGCTTGCCAACACCACCGACATTGGCGCGTCGGGCGGGTATTCGCCTATCAAGGTGACCGTTCAGAACGCCGTGACCTCCGGGACGTACAACTGATGATCCACCTGACTCTCCCTTCCGGCGCGACCGCTGATCTCCGCGAAGTTGCCGACGTTACCGAGCGCCAGCGCAGGCCCATTAAGCGCATTCAGACGAAGCTAGCGGGTCTCCCCGCGTTCACTTCGGCCGTTGCTGAGGCGCAGGCGCAGGGCGACGGCATCGACCTAACCCCTGAGCAGCAGCTACGTATCGCGGCGGGCATGGGCGAGGCTTTCGACCTACTTGAAGAGCTGAACGACGCGCTGGTGGTCGCGCTGGTCGCCGGTTGGTCCTATGGCTTCGGCGTGACTGTGGATGCTGTGCAGGATCTTCCGGGGCGTGACCTTGACGCGCTGCGTAAGGCCGTGTCGCCGTACCTGGCGCAGCTAAACCCTGACTTCGAGCCGAACCCTGACCCAGCGTCCCCTTCCGGAGCCTCCGTCGCCTAACGGAGGCTCTTTCCCACAACGGGCAGGGAAGCACCTACACAGCGGATGAAATCCCGTCCGAGGAGTATCGGGTGTGGCGACTGTGCACGCTGCTGCGCTGTCGCCCATCCGAACTCAGCGGGGAATCCGCCGTGACCCTGGATTGGCTGCTAGCCGTAGACGACGCCGTTGGCAAGGCTCGCAAGATAGTTGAGGAGCGGGCCGCTAATGGCTGATGGTTTCGGCGCGGTAGTCAAGGGTGTTGGCGAGGTTGGCGCCGCCATTGAAAAGATGCAGCTTGCTTCCGATGAAGCGACCCGCGCAGCGCTGGGCAAGGCAACCGCGTATACCAAGCGGCGAATTAAGGGCGGCATGCGCGGTATGCCCCGCTGGGGTGGCAAGGGCCCCGACCCTGAATCCGGTTCACCAGCTTTCCGCACCGGTCGCACGCCGGACCACATCCCCCGGTCTGGTGGACCAGGTCAACTAACCGGCGAACTACTCCAGTCCATCCGCAAGAGCAAAAGGGCCCGACGTGGGGGCACTGGGGAATGGTCGCAAGTCGTAATGGCGGGCGGACGGGGCGGCTACCAAAACCGCTACAAAGCTGAAATTGAAGCCCGGTACCCGTACTTCAAACCTGGGGTGGATAAGGCATCGCCCAAGGTTCGCGGCTATTTCGAGGGCGCGTGGGCTGCGGCCGTCAACGGAAAGAAATTCTAGGGAGGTAGCTTCGCTATGGGTGCTCTGCCTCCCGTATTCATTGAGTTTCTCGGCCGCTCTACGGGCTTTATGACCACGGCCAAGGGTGTCAAGACTGAGCTAGCCAGCGTGGAACGCGAGGGTGGCGGCAACATGGCCAAGATGGGCGGTGTGGCCAAGGCTGCATTGCTCGGCATTGGCGTAGCCGCTGGCGTGGTCGCAGTCAAGACAGCGCACATGGCCGCTGACTTTCAGACTCAAATGACCCGTGTTCGCACTGGTGCTGGCGAGTCTGCCAAGAACATGAGCCTGGTCGGCGATGGTGTGCTGGCCATGGCGGGTAAGGTCGGTGAGTCGACCAAGGATCTAACCGCAGGCCTGTACATGGTTGAGTCCGCTGGCTTCCACGGACAGAACGCGCTCGACGTGCTTCGCGTAAGCGCGCAGGGTGCCAAGGTTGGTGCCGCTGACTTGGCCACGGTTACCGACGCCGTGACCACGGCCATGAACGCCTACAACCTGCAAAGCTCGAACGTAGCCAAGAACACGCAGAACACGACCGACGTCATGAACGCGCTGGTCGGCACTGAGGCCGAAGGCAAGACGAATCTGGAAGCCCTTGCTGGCTCCATGTCCGGCATTCTGCCTGTGGCTGCTGCTGCGCACGTGAAGCTAAACGAAGTGCTCGGGGCCATGGCCACGATGACTTCGCAGGGTACGGATGCGCGCGTGTCGGCTACCTATCTGCGCCAGACGATTGGGCAGTTGTCCAACCCATCGGCCAAGGCAGCGACGACCATGAAGGGGCTGGGGCTTAATGCCAACGCCGTTTCCAAGGAGCTGGGCTCGAAGGGGCTCGCGGCGACGCTGAACACGCTTACGGACGCCATCAAGAACAAGATGGGCCCCGGTGGCGATGTCTTCATCAAGACCCTGGAAAAGGCCTCGAAGAGTAGCAAGGACTTTCAGGGCGAACTCAACAAGGCCAGCGGCGCGAAGAAGACCTATATCGGCGCGCTGTCCACCATGGTCGGCGGAACTAAGTCGATGATGGGTGCGCTGATGCTTACGGGCTCACACATGGACACGTTCAAGAAGAACGTGGACGGCATCGGCAAGCACGTCAAGGAAGGTGGAAAGTCCGTTGAAGGCTGGGCGGACGTGCAGAAAACATTCAATCAGCGCATGGCCGAATTCAAGGGCACTGCCGAAGCCATCGGCATCAAGATAGGTCAGTCGCTGCTGCCTGCGTTCACGCAGTTCGTGGGGGCCCTGGTCGATGGTGTCGGGTGGCTGACTAAGCACAAGGACGTTGTCATCGCGGTGGGTGGCGCCATCGGCGGTGTGTTGACCTACGGCCTTTACGCGGCGGCAGGTGCAGCGCTGGTATTCGCCGATGCGATGCTTATGAACCCAGTGACGTACATCGTTCTTGGCGTGATGGCGCTGGGTGCAGCAATTGCGCTTCTGTTCACGCACTGGAAGTCAGTTTCATCGTGGCTTTCCGGCGCGTGGCACACGGTAGTGCAGGGGCTTGGTACCGCTTGGCATTGGCTGGCGGACCAGACCATGAGCACTTGGCACACGATCGAGAATCTCGTAACGGTGGCCTGGCGCGCTGTGGCCAACTTCTTTTCCTCCGCGTGGCACACGGTCACTGACCCAATCGTCAAGGCTTGGCACTGGGTGGCTAACGCCACGTCCACGGTATGGAACGCCATCGCCGGATTCTTCCGGAAGTGGTGGCCGCTACTGCTGATCATCTTCGCGCCGTTCGTCGCCCTACTCGTCGCCCTCTGGAATCGCTTCCACACGACCGTTTGGAACAAGGTCAAGTCGACCTGGTCCGCTGTCGCCGGATTCCTAAGCGGCACCTGGGACGGCATCAAGTCGGTAGCAAAGTCGGTCTGGGCATCCGTACAGCGGAACATTGTCAACCCGGTCATGTCGGTCTGGCACAAGCTAGTCAGCGTTTGGGACGCCGTATCGAGCTACCTTGGCGGTAAGTGGTCTGACATCAAGGCCGTTGCGCTGATTACGTGGCTGGAAATCAAAAAGTCGATGATTGACCCGATCACCGGCGCTTGGCACACCATCACCAAAACGATGGGCGATATCAAGGACACGATTTCCAAGAAACTCAATGACGCCTGGTCCGCTGTCAAGAACATCGGTTCCAAGTTCCTGAGCATCGGTACGGCCATCGTTCAGGGCATCATTACCGGCATCAAGAACAAGGTCGGTGATCTGTTCAGTTCGCTCGGCGGGTTGGCCGAAGACGCGCTCGCGCACGCTAAGGCTGCTTTGCACGTCAACAGCCCGTCAAAGAAGTTCCGGGACCAGGTCGGTAAGGCCATCCCCGAGGGAATCGCCGCAGGTGTTCGGCAGAATGCTGGAATGGCTCACGCCGCAGTGCGGGAAACCGCAGGCGACATGGTGACGCACTTCAAGGGCGCACTCGGCATCAACTCCCCCAGCAAGGTGTTCCGGCAGCTAGGCATTTGGGTCAACCAGGGTCTAGTTGACGGGCTAACCGGCTCGCTGTCGCAGGTAAAGAGCGCGATTAAGAAGACCGAGACTGAGCTGATACAGGCTCGGAATCGGCTCGCTGACATGCTCGGTACGAAGGCAGGCAAGGGTCACTCGGGGTGGATCAAGGCGCATGAGGCTGCAATCTCGCATCTTGAGTCGTACGTCAAGCAAGAGGGCGTGCAGCTAGAGAAACTCGCTAAGCAGCGTGACAGCGTCGCAAAGCGGCTGAAGGCAGCGCAGTCCCACCTGAAGGACATTCAGAAGGAATGGACGTCCGAACGGGACAGCATAGCCAGCGGCATCATGCAGGGCGCTTCGGTGGTCATGCAGGCGCAGGCGGACGGCGCTGTCCTCACTACGGGCGACGTGCTGGCGAACATGCAGAACCAAATGCAGGCTGCTGTCCAGTTCGCGAATGAGCTGAAGGAGCTTAAGAAGCGCGGGCTTTCGTCTTCGCTGATTGAGCAGCTAGCTTCGGCCGGTGTTGATCAGGGTGGCGCTACAGCGCAGGCCTTGATGGGCGCCAACGGCAGTCAGATAGCGCAGCTCAACAACATGCAGTCGACGCTGACCAGTTCGGCAAAGTCCACTGGTGCGGTTGTCGCTGACAGCATGTACGGAGCGGGCATCAACGCCGCAAAGGGACTGGTCCGGGGACTTCAATCCCAGGAAAAGGCCATCGACAAGCAGATGTTGAAGATAGCGAAGTCGATGGAGACGGCTATCAAGCGCGCGCTGGGCATCAAGTCGCCATCGCGCTTGTTCCACCAGATTGGCCAGTTCATCACGGCTGGCCTGGTAGGCGGCATCGACAGCGGCAACCGGGACGTGCAGAGCGCTGCGGCGCGCATGTCTGACGCTGTGATCCGGGGTTCCGACGCTCCTACGCTGAGTGGCTCGGCTATCGGCTCGACTGCTGCGGGTGTGGTCCACATGGTTCACATTGAAGTCCATGGCTCCGTGCGAACGGACCAGGACCTACGGGACGTCATCCAGCGGGAAATGTATCGCTTCGGCGGACGCAACTCCCGTACCTGGGTCGAAGCTAAGCGCTAGTTACTGGGGAGCACATACGGATATCCGTATGTGCTCCCCTCACTGAAGGGTTACCGATGGCACTGAATCCCAACTACCCCGTGATTGAGGAGATTTGGGGGCCCTCGTGGGGCGCTGCGGGTGCCTCGCTGCCCTCAACCAGACTGGTGAACCTTGTTGACCGCACGCTGTCATCGGCGTCCGCGCGGCGGGGAAAGCAGTACGAACTAGACCAGATAAACGCTGGCGAGTACGGCGTCACGCTGGGCTCACAGGATGGCGTGCTAGACCCGACCAACACCAGCGGCCCCTACGGCGGGAAGATCCTGCCGCTTCAGCCCTACCGGCGCCGTGCCCAGTGGCCACCTACGGCCAACATCCTTGACGCTGTGGTGGCAACCGCTGGCGAGGGTTACACCGCTGGCACGGTCCCCGCATCCTTCAACATGATTTTCCCGACCGGGGCCATTACCAGCACCATTGCAGTGCCGACGGCCGGTTACGCGTGGCAGGGCTCAAACGTCTTCTCGTTCGCCATTCCGGCAAACCAGGGGGCTAACTCGAACATCTTCAAGACTGAGGCGTACGGCATTCGCCCCGGCAAGAAACTCACGTTCTCTGCGTACATGGCGAACATAACGCCGAGCACTACGGCGCCGGTAAACCTGTTCATTTCCTGGCTCAACGCCGATGGCTCCGCCGTGTTCGCCAACGGTGTCTCGGTCACCCTGAACGGCGCCTCTGGCTCCCCTGCCTGGCAGCGCGTCACGGTCACCGCTACGGCCCCCACCACGGGCGCTGTGTATGGCATGCGCATTGGACTCAACGTACCTGGCAGTGGCTTCGGCACGTCCGCCGCTACGGTCTACGTCGATGGGCTACAGGCTGAGTGGGCGAGCACGGCGAGCACATGGGTTTCTCCCGGCACTTGGTACCCGATCTTCAGCGGTTTCACGGAGCGCTGGCCAACCACTTGGGCCGAAGGGGGTACGTACGGCCAGGTGTCCCCTACCGCCGTTGACTCCTTCGCACTGCTCTCGCAGGTGCAACTACGGGAAGTGTTCGCCGAGGAAATCGCCGCGCACTCCCCACGGTTCAACTACACCATGGGCGACGCAACCGGGGTCACCTCATTCGCGGACGCCACAGGCAACATGCCTTCTGCGCCGTTGGTGAACGCCAAGACAGGTTCAGGCAACTGGACTTCCGGCAACGCCGTAACAGCGGCGAACCTGGCTACCGGCACATTTACCGGCAGTACGGGCACGGTCACCACCTCTGCGCCGCTGACTCCGGGGGTCAACGGTGCCCCTAACCCTGCAACCATGCTCGCGCTGAGCGACGCTGGCGTTAAGGGTCCCGCTAGCTCCGCGTGGACGCGAATGATCGCGTTTCGCTACACCGCTGGCAGTAACCCGGCAGATCTTGCCTACGTCTGGAATTCGCAGACCACGGCCACGCCCGATATTCACGCGGGGCAGATCACGGTCTACATCGAGTCGACCGGGCATCTTCGCATCTCCACGCAGGCTGTCGGATTCATTACCGGCTCAACGCCGTTCAATGACTCGCAGTCTGTGACTGATGGGAACTGGCACCTGGCCGTGTTCGGGATCAGCGGAACGACCATGACCATTTCCCTCGACGGTGTCACCACGACGCAGACCATTTCGTCGTCGCAGATTCCGCCGCTGAATTCCATGTTTGACTACGTCGGCGCTAACTACATGCCCGGCACGAAGACAGCGAACTGCGTTTACAAGGGTGATCTGGCATTCGTCGCTGAGTTCCCGTCGCTGCTGTCGTCGGCTGACATGGGGCAGCTTTACAGCACGTGGCGCACCAGCGCTTCGGGCGAGTCCAGTGCAGCGCGGTACGCACGTATCCTGCGCTACTCCGGTTACGGGGGTGCCAGCAACATCGGCACAGGCTTGACGACGTCCATGGGGCCTGCCAGCGACATCGGCGGGGCGGACGTCATGTCAGCGCTGAACAATGTGGTGACTACCGAGAATGGCGAGCACTTCGTAACGGCGGATGGCACGGTGACATTCCGGGGCCGTGGCTACCGGTACAACGCGCTGACTCCGGTCTGGACGTTCGGCGACGGCACGGGCGAATACCCGTACGAAGATCTCCAGTTGGACTTTGACAGCACGCACCTAAGCAACGTGGTAACGGTCACTCAGCAGAGCACCGGAACCAACCTCGTGGCGCAGGACAGCGCGAGCATTGCGAGCTATTACACGCGCACCATGACGCGAACTCTCAACGTCACCAGTGGCCTTGAGTGCCAGGATGCCGCCGACTATTTCGTGAGCCGGTACAAGGACCCGCTTACGCGAGTGCAGAGCATCAAACTGCACCCGTCGGCTGCGCCTGCGCTGTGGCCCCTTCTGCTGGGCCTAGAGCTGGGCACCCGCGTGCGTATCAACCGGCGCCCGCCCGGGGCCCCCCTGGTGTCCGTCGACTGCTTTGTTGAGCAAATCCAGTGGGACATGGACAGCTCTAACGAAGCCTTTGTGACGTTGCAGTGCAGTCCGGTCGACCCGCACGTCTACGGGCAGTTCGGCGCGTTCTATACGACGCTGAACAACTCGCCTTCGGCCGGTGCCACCTCGATCACGCTGAACGCTGGCGCGGACAACATCAACCCGCTGGCCGCGCAGTTGCCCGCTGGCACTCAGCTAGTGGTGGGGCTCGGCACGGCCAATCAGGAAACGGTGACTCTGACGGCCGTCGGCGTGACCACTTCAGGGTGGACGACGTCCGCTTGTGGTGTGAGCGCGCTAACTAAGTCGCATGCCGCAGGCGAAACCGTGTGTGAGGTGCTGCCCGCTGGCGTCAGCGATCCCGTGGCATTCGATGCGCCGCAGAAATTCGACCAGGTTGTTTTCGCCTATTAGGAAAGGTGACCCCGTATGGGCACTGTCCCCACCCCTGCCACGGTCGCAACGGGCAACTTTCTGACGTCCGCGCTGTGGAATGCGCAGGTGCGCGACCCGAATAACTTCCTTTTCGGCGTCCCGGTATTCCGTGGATTCCAGAACGCAGCGCAGTCATTCGCGTCTAGTTCGTCGTACGCCCCTATTTTGCTGGACTCTGAGAGTTTCGACCCTGAGGGTGGGCACAGCACCACCACTAACACGAGCCGGTTTACCGTGCAGACAGCGGGCTATTACTACGTGTCTGTTTTCGCTTCCTTCCTGGGGAGCGCCACTGGTGGCCGAGCAATTGCCGTGTCAGTCAACGGCACTGCGACTGTTCAGTCACAGCAGGCGCCACCGCCATCTAACTCATGGTCCGGGGGTACCAATTGGCTCGGGTACCTCAACGTCGGTGACTACGTGGAAGCCACGGCGTGGCAAAACAGCGGCGCCAGCCTGTCTATGACCACAGGGGCGTTCTCCGCTTCACTCTCCCTCTTCTGGGTCGCTAGGTAAGGAATCACATGCAGACATTCCAAGGTACTGACTACAACATCACGGTCACGGACACCTCGGGTAACCAACTAGCGTTTCTTGACCTGTCAAGCACGGGTGGCATGACCGACACGGCCGCGCTTGCGCTGGTCGATACGCTTCGCAATTTCGCTTGGCCGTCCGCAATGGCCCCCGTAACTGTCTACGCGACCAAGTCAGAAAGCAACGTCACAACTACGCAGTGCAGCGCCAGCACCACTCCCCCGACCTTCAGCTAAGGAGCAACACATGGCAGTTCTAGGCGTAGATGTTTCCGGATATCAGGCGGTCGACTTCCCTACCAAGGGTCTGGCGTTTGCCTTCGTCAAGGCCACTGAGGGTACAGGTTACGTGAACCCTCGTTACAGCGGGCAGGTTGCGCATGCGCGTTCCGCTGGCCTGGTGGTCGGTCACTATCATTTCGGCAAGAATGGCGGTGCCGCTGAGGCCGATTACTTCCTGAGCAAGGTGCAGCTACACACGGGCGATATTCTCGCGTTCGATTGGGAGACCAGCGGCGTAAGCCAGGCCGAGCGTGATGCCTTTGTGGCGCGCGTGAAGGCTAAGGCGCCCCATCACAAGGTCGTGCTGTACTGCAACACGGATTACTGGCACAACCGCGATGCCGACAACGGCGGGCCGATGGACGGGCTATGGATCGCCGACCCCAACCACCCCGCTGGCAAGCCCGGCATCAAGGCGCCGTGGCGCTTCCACCAGTATTCGTGGGCGGGTGGTATCGACCGCAACGTGGCGAACTTCAAGGACGCTGCTGCGCTTCGCGCTTGGGCCAATCCTCCTGCGGCTAAGCCTCCGGTCGTCACGAAGCCTGCGCCCGTTCCGGCGAAGCCTGCACCCGCCCCTGCGCCGACGCTGGAATACCGCGTATCCGCTCTTGAGGCCACCGTGAAGGCCATTCAGGCGAAGCTCAAGTAACCAGGCTGGTATCCGACCCGCTAGCTTCCCAGGGAAGAGGGCGGGTCGGGCACCCGATCGGCAAGGGCATTCCCATGATTGATGGAGCAAGTATTGCCCCTGGTATGGCGTGGGTCATTGGAGCCATCGGCGCAAGCCTGGTGACCACTGGCCCCGCTTACTTGGCTGCACGTAAGTCCCGTGGCGCTGCACGTGAAGAAGGAGCGCTCACACGCGATGCAGTCGTGGGCGCTATCGGCGAGCTAAACGGGCGCCTCGATGGCCTCAGGGATGACCTGTCAGAAGTACGCGAGTGGCAGGCAGCACACACGACCGAGCACGCCATTTCGGCATTTCAGCGAACGGACCCACATCCGCGCCTAGAGCGCAGAAACACGGAGTGAAACGAATGGCCATTTCCGGCAAGGTAACTGCGTCCACCGTTGCGGCGGCAGGGACCACGATTGTTGCGGGCATCATCGCGCCGCATGTGTTCAGTCACAGCGTGCCCAGTGACGTGCGGGGGCTCATCGAGGGTGGCGTGACCGCCGTTCTTACCTTCGTGTCTGGCTACCTCGCGAAGCACGGCATTTCTTACGAGCGGCTCGCCGCTGACACTGCCGCTGTGGCCGAGGATCTTGGGGTCCCGTACATGGCCCTGCCTGACGTCACTGCGGAGGCTTCGCCGGACGTCGTCGCCGCTGGTGCTGGCTCGGTCGCTGTCGGCGCAGTTGTGACCCGTGAGGCTCAGCCGCTGGCGTAGCGCCGGTAACCGACTCGCTAACCCTCTCCTAGGTAGCCCCTAGGAGAGGGATTTTTTCGTGTACAACATCGCTCTTATCGGTAAGGCCCGTTCCGGCAAGGACACTGCCGCCGCTTTCCTGGTTCGCGAGCGCGCTTATACCCGCGTGGCGTTCGCCGATCCGCTGAAGGAAATGGCGCTGAGCATTGACCCGTGGATACCCACCCACCCTTATGGGGATCGGCGCATCCATGTGCGCCTGTCTGCGCTCGTCCGTGACGCTGGCTGGGAATACGCAAAGGACCACTACCCGGAGGTGCGCCACACACTTCAGCGCATCGGGCAGACACAGCGCGAATTCGACGCCGATTACTGGGTGAACGTCGCAGCGCGGAAGATTGCGGGTGCAGAGCGCTGGAACCTGCCCGTAGTGGTCACAGATGTGCGCTACCGGAACGAGGCGGACATGTTGCGCGCCCGTGGTTTCCGCATGGTGCGGATCATCCGCCCGTTCGCTGAGATGCGACAGGGGGCGTCAGCCCAGCACGCCAGCGAGACGGAGCTTGACGACTACCCGGCGGACGTCCTGATCCGCAACGATGGCGACCTGGCGCAGCTTCAACGCGCGATTCTCTTCTAGACCTGAGCCCCTGGCTTGCGCTTCCCGCGCAGGTCGGGGGCTTTTCTGCGTTCAGGGCACATACGGATATCCGTATGTGGTTTGACAGCGCTAGACGCGCGCCGCTAGTCTCTGCGATGTAAGTTCAAAACAACGAAGGGGCGGGGACAGTGAACGTGGTCAGCGTGAACGGCGGCAAGGTCCACTCGATGATGTCGGGCATGGATGAGCACCCGTACCCGCTGTGCCGTGGCGGTGGCCAGAACCAAATGGTGACCAAGTTCCGCGCTGTCGACGCCCCACTGTCCTGCAAGACCTGTCTGACCTATGAAGCGCGGCGCAATGCTGCTGCCGCCAAGGCTGAGGGAGAGACCACCATGACGGACCGTAACGACGTGAACACGGACCAGGGCAAGGCCGTAATCGAGCAGGTCGACGCCAACATCGAGCGCGCTGCCTCGCTGATTGCCGACGGAAGCGACACGACGGAAGCGGTTGCTGAGCTGGACACGGAGACAGAGGCGCTGATTTCCTCGCTCAGCGGCAAGGGCTCCATCGCGATCAAGACTGCGAAGCGCGCCGCGTGGACTGCTGCTGTCACCACTCCCCCGGAGCCTGCACCGAAGGCAGAGATCGTCAAGTCTGAGGTGGTGGAAGGGGTCGTAGCCCCCAAGACGTGGGACCAGTACGAGGGCGTGCAGGAACTTGTCACCATGGGCGCCGAAAAGGTCGCCGACGGAGTCAAGGCCCATCTCAAGACGTCCACGCTGGCGAAGGAGGTTGCGGCGATCGGTCTGGACATGTGGCTCCGCATGCCGAACAAGGCTGGCCAGCCCGATTTGCTGGGCGACACGGACCCCGCGAAGAAAGCGTCTGGTGCGTTGCTGCGCGAGGCTGGCGAGCACTTCGATGACAACTACGACACGAAGACGGCGCTTAAGAAGCTGATGCGCAGCGTGCAGGACCAGCGCAGCGACGTTCGGGCCGAATGGCTGCGCTCGCTGGATGAGGACACCCCGATTGCCCTTGAGCGCCGAGCAATCATGGCAAAGGTGCTGGAGGGCAAGCCCGACGACGAGCCTGCCTCTGAGTGGGTCGCCAACGTCTACGGCACTAGCACGATCGGCCAGACCGAGCGCAAGAGGCTGGAGTACGAGGCCAAGAAGGCACTTTCGGCTAGCGAGAGCACCGGCGCGGGAAGCGACAGTGACAGCGAAGGAGAGGGCGACGGCGACGGCGCAGAGCAGAGCACCCCGGACGAGCGTGTGAAGCTGGTGGCAAAGAAGATCTATACCGACATCAGCAACGCGAGCGTCGACGACTTCGAGAACGCCAGCGAGGAGACCAAGGAAGCCATCAGGACTGAGCTGGAAAACGCGCTTGAAGGCCTGCGCGCCATGATCAAGGCCACTATCTGACGCACCGTCACACGGGGCCCTGGGAACGATCCTGGGGCCCCTTCCCACTCGGAGGGGACCATGGACGAATACACACAGGCACGCAACGCGCTGAACGATGCCTCTGAGTCGCTCAACGCACTGATCTACGGCCCGGGGTTCAACTACCTCACGGAAGAGCAGCAGACGGCCGTACAGGGCGCCTTTGATGCCCTGGCAGATAACGGCGCCACCGCCGAGCCGCAGGCTGCGCCCGTGGAGTTCACGGAGGTGCGCCCCGAGGTCTGGAAGACAGCTACGCCAGCGGACGGCGAACGGCTCGACTCGCTGATTGATGACGCGCTGGGCAAGTTCGGTACGTCGCTGGAAGAACTGCGCACCACGGCCGCTGAGCACGAGGACGGCCCACAGCGCCCCTAGCTGCCCGCGTAGCGCCCTTACAGCCCTGGTAGGCCTCCCTGGTCCGCCAGGGCTTTTTCATGCCAGCAGACGGCCGTACAGGGCTTCGGGCCGCAGGCGTGACGGACAGCGCGAAGGCAAACAGCGCAAGAACCTCTCTGACCTGCAAGAAGTGATGAAGTGACGATTTAGACCACACTCCAGTAATCCCTAAGGAGTTCTATAGGGATTCTGAGACTGCCCTCCAAATCGTCACTCCGTCACTGGTAACCGACCCGCTAGCCCCTCTTCGACAGAGAAATCAACTGAAGGGGGCCACAGTGGCCATCCGCACTGTCCACAAGACTGGCGGGCGTTTCTACTTCAACGAGGATTTCCCGGATATCAAGTACCCGGGCGTTACCTCCGTTGTCGGCATGGTGCCCAAACCCTTTCTCGCGTACTGGCAGGCGAAGGAAGCGGCCGAACTGGCTGTCGACTCCATCGACTTCATTAAGGACATGGCCGCGCGGGATCGGCAGGGCGCTGTCGACTACGTCAAGGGTGCCGCGAACCGCTACACGAAGCGACGCAGTCAGGTTGGCAGCGACGCGCACGATCTGTTCGAGCGGATGATCAGGGGCCAGCGCGTAGGCCGTGTCCACCCCGACATGGTCCCGTACCAGCGCAACTTTGCTGAGTTCCTCGACGGCGTGCAGCCTGAGCTAGTCCGCGCCGAAGATGTCGCCTGGTCCGACGAGCACCAGTACGCGGGCAGCTTCGACGGCATTCTGCGCCTGCGCCTCGACGAGCACGGCAAGCCTGCGAAGCATGGCGAGCCCTCCCTTGTGATGGCCGACTGGAAGACAAGCAAGGCCACCTACCCGGACGTGGCGCTTCAGATGAGCGCTTACGCACACGCTGAGCACATCATCAGCCCGGACGGAACCCGCACGGACATGCCCGACTTTGATGGGGCTGTGGTCCTGCACATCACCCCGGATCAGGCGGCGTTCAAGCCCGTGCGCATCGCCGATGAGAACGGCCAGCCTGATGTGTTCGCACACTTCCTGAGCCTTCGGCACACGTTCGAGTGGGTCAACAAGGTGTCCAAGACCGTACTCGGGGACCCGATTTGGTCGACCGATGGCGCCCTGGTTACCGGCACTCAGCGAAGGGCGTAGCCCGTGGCACACAAGCACACCGGCCAGTGCTGCGGGCATGGGTACTGCGCGTGCGGGAAGTCCTGCAAGGTGGCGAAGCCGTGACGCTCATGAATGTGCTGTCTAGCCCCTGGTTTTGGGCCTTCGCGCCCCTGTGGCTGATTGCCGTTGTCCTGTTCGCTGCCTGGCTCGACGGCGACTGGTAACCGACCCGCTAGGACCACTTCGAAGGGGGACGGGCGGCAGGCTACGCCGAACTAGCGACCCTGCATGGGTTGCACGTAAGCGATGCGCCCCGCCCGTTCCCGTTCCACATTCACAGCCTGCGCGCGAGCGCTTCACAGATACGGCGGTAACCCATGGCCCTGCGCATTTTCGACACCGACCCTGACGCAAAGCCGAAGCCTCGCACGGCGAAGGTTGAGTACGAGCGGCCCGTGTTTCAGTTCCGATCCGGCATGCAGGTGCGCAACCCTGACACGCGCCGCATGGAGCCTGTCAGCCTCTCCAACTGGCGTGTCCTGACGGACGATCCGACTGTGGCCGAGAGCATCGCCGAACTTCTGGGCGGCAGCGCTGAGGAGCACGACCCGACGAAGGCGATGCACCTTCAGGTACTCACTGAGACTCCCTCGGTTGAGATCGTCATTGCGGGCTCGCGCGCCATTGAGGACAAGCTCATCCTGTGGGGCATCGGCGGACCCGCCCACGAGTGCGACGGCGAGTATTCGCTACTGCCCGACGACAAGGGCGAGCCGTGTGGTTGCCCGCGCACCATGGCCGAGCGCAAGGACCTGGCGAAGCGCCGTCCGCCCAAGGGTCCGTCCCCGTCCATCAACGTGACTTTCCGGCTCGCTGGGCTGGGCTACGAGCTGGGCGCTGGACGCCTGATAGCTACCGCCTGGTCGCTGGCCGAGGTCATCCACGAAGTGAAGGATGCGCTAGACCAGGTCGACGGAGAAGCCCTTTGCCGACTGGAGCTTGAGCACGTCCAGTACACCAACAAGGCGGGCATTGACGTCAGCTATCGCAAGCCGGTTATCACGGTGCTCGGGTCCTACAACGACGCCATCGGCGAAGAGCGGTAGGCAAGCCGTGCCGCTGAACGAAACTCAGCGGGTGAACGTGGTGGCTGTGCTGGCTCGCGCATCAGATGAGTACCTGGCCCAGCCACTCTGGAACTTCCACCCGTACTACGCGCCGTTCGTGCTGTCTGCGCGAGCGCGCCGCAATGTCCTGCAACACGACCCTGAGCCTTCGGGCGATCCCGAATACAGCTAGGAGAGCGAAGCACATGGCCCTTTACGAGGTTATCCGCACCGACGACGTTGCCCCCGGTGAGTTCGTCTCTGCGTTCGTCATCGCTGGCGGTGCGGCGCAGGCACGTAACGCTGTGGCGCACCTGGCGGGCGTGGTGGCTACCGGCAAGCGGACGAACATTCTCGCTGCCAAGGTCGACACCACGAAGCGAGTCCAGATCATCAGCATTTACGACGACGAGCGCGCTCCTGACGCTGCCGCCGACCACATCACGGCGTTCCCTGAGGCTCACGAAGCCTGGTAGGCCGATTGCCCGGAGCTTCCGCACTGCGCGGAGGTTCCGGGCTTTAGGCAGTAGCGAAGCAAGGAGAGAGGCTACGCCGATGGCTTTCATCTTTACGTCCGAACGTGACCCGAGGAGAGAAAACGTGGCTGCTTTCAAGGCTGGCGACAAAGTCAAGTACCGGGGCATGGTGATGCCCGCTGAGGTGCTGTCCGGCCCGCACCAGTCCAACGGCCGTAACCGCTACCTGATTACCAAGGCCGACGGCAACGTCTCGCTGGTGCCTGTCACCGACCTTGAGCGAGTGGTCCCCCGACTCGACCAGGTGGCGGGAACGCTGTCCGTGGTCCTTTACGGGCGCGCGTTCGTGTCGCTCCCGCGCCACACTCAGTTGCAGTTGGCGCAGGCCGCTTCCCGCGTAATCGCCATCGCTGATGACACGAAGGGCCAGGCGTAGCGCATGGGAAAGCGCGGAGTAGTCACCGACTACGCAGGCGAGGAACTCTACGCTGGCGACCTGATCACGTTCGCTACACGGCACGCTAACCGGGTCCGCATGTCCGATGCGGTGGTCCTGGATGTGACCACAAAGTCTGTTGGTGGCCGCCTGGTGCCCACGCTGATGGTTCAGCCCACGGGCAGGGACAGCGGATGGGGGCTGGGCGCTCGCAAGACGCTTCGGCCGGTTGAGGTCAGCGCGGAGCATGTGCGCCTGGTCACGCCCGATTTCGCTGTGCAGGACCGCAAGTAACAGAAGGGGGGTCAGTGTTGCGCTCTGCGCTCGCTGGCCCCTTTTCGTGTCGGACCACATACGGATATCCGGAGGTGACCCCTGTGACTATCTCGGGGACGGCTGCACCCGCGCTGGGTGATGTGCGGGCAGCAGCGTACGGAGAAACCATCTGGCTTAAGCCAGGTGCAACGAAGCGTAAGGACTGGCCCCGGTACATGGACGCGCTCACTGTGGCGCTGACTCGGGGCGTTGACGTTAGGTGGGTCCGATGACAACGCTGAATGCTCTTTGCTGGGGCCTGCTACTCGGGTACCTGATTTGGGGGAAGCGGTGAAGGTCTGCCGACTATGCGGGCGGGGAAAGCCCGCCGAACAGTTCCTCGCTGGCAAGGCCCAGAAGCCGTCTTCGACGTGCAGCACATGCCGCCGCAAGGCCCAGCAGCAACACATCAAGAATTTCTACCGCCGGTTGCCGCCAGACAAGCGCCATGAGCTAACCCACAAGCGGCGCGCGGAGTCCTACGGCGTCGAGCATGCCCCTTACAGCCGTACGGCCATCCTCGCTCGCTGGAAGCACAAGTGTGCCTACTGCAACCGTGTTGCCACGCACCTTGACCACGTCCACCCGCTGAGCAAGGGCGGGGCAGATGCAGAGCACAACATCGTTCCGGCATGTGCCCCGTGCAATCTGAGTAAGGGGGCTAAGACGCTGGCCGAGTGGGCGCTCACCTTCACATACGAGCCACCCTTCTGAGCGCTGGTAACCGACTCGCTATACCCCCGTGAACGACAGAGAGGATGCTGCACATGCAGTTCACTGAAATGCTCGACCGCTTCACGGGGGTCAGCGAACAGGATGACGGCGGGTACCTGGCGCACTGCCCAGCGCACGCCGACAGTAAGCCTAGCCTTCGGCTGTGGCGGGGCGACGACAACAAGGTTCGGATCACATGCCGCGCGGGGTGTTCAACGGGCGCTGTGATACAGGCAGTTGGGCTCACATGGTCCGATCTGTTCAACGCCGAGGGCGACGGCGCCACCGTTCCGAAGGAGCGCCCTGCCATGGTCGGCATAGCCCACATCGCTGGCCTTCAGAGCTACGTCGACATTGCCGGGCAGAACTTGCGCGGTAGCGGGTCACGCAACGCAGACCATGCAGCGCGCTATGCGGCACACAGGTTCGGCATCACCCCAGCCATGTTCGAGGATCTTGAGCTTGGGCTCAGCGACGACGACACACGGGCCACGTTCCCGTACCTGAGTCGTGCGTTCCTGGCGTTCCCTCGCCTGGTTGTCCCCCTGTGTGACTTTGACGGGACCGTGCGCGGGTTGCAGGGACGTGACCTTACCGGCGAATGCCCAGGGCGCTGGGTATCGCTGAGCAACCCTCAGGGCCACCGTTGGGCGCCGTACGGCGTCTTTCGCGGGCAGGGTGGCTACGGGGTCACGCTCATCACTGAGGGCCCCGGAGACGGGCTTACAGCGGTTGCGGTGGGCTACGACGTCGTCATGGTCCGGGGCGCTGCGCTCGCTGGCTCACCCGAGTTGCTGGCAGAGATTGCCGAAGGGGTGCGCGGTACCCAGGTAATCGCCTGCGGTGACGCTGACAAGTCAGGGCAGGACTTCAATCAGAAGTTGGCCGATGGCCTGAAGGCCCATGGCATTGAGGTCTACGCGCTGCCCCTGCCTACCTCGCTGCCCAATAAGGGCGACCTTACTGACTGGCGCGCGCTCGACCCTGACGCGTTCCCGTGGGCAATCCACAACGCCATCAAGGCCGCTCGACCCGTGGCCAAGCCTGAAGAGGCACGGCGCGAAGCTGTCAGTGTTGAGCTGAACGAAGCCACCGGCGCGGACACAGTCAGCCGTGACCAGGGCAGTGAAGCGGGCCGCATCCTGGCTTCGGTCATGGAACGCTACGGCGAGTCTGATGCGATGAACGCTCACGCACTGGTCGCTTGGACGGACGGCCGCATCAAGTACGCCCCGGGGCTTGGCTTCTATGTGTGGAACGGCCGCACGTGGGAGCGCAGCGAAGTCAAGGTTCGCCAAGAGATTCACCGTATGGGCGCCGCCCTGGTGCTCGCTGGCAAGCTGCAAGAGTCCAAGGGTTTCACCATGACGACGCGTATAGACGCGCTCATGACGGAGCTGCGCAGTGTGCCCAGCGTGTACGTGGCGGTGCAGGATTTCGACAACCGGCCCGACCTGCTGAGCTTCCGTAACGGCACCGTCGAGCTACGCACGGGCCACCTGCGGCCACATGCAAAGCAAGACATGCTCACGTATTGCCTGGCGCTGGACTACGACGCTGCCGCGCAAGCTCCGCGCTGGGAAGCGTTCCTACAAGAAATCATGCCTGGCATGCCTGAGATGCCTGCCTACCTGCAACGCCTCATTGGCTACGGCGTCACCGGCAACACGGATGAGCAGTGTTTCGCCGTGCTGTGGGGTAAGGGCGCCAACGGCAAATCTGTCCTCACCGAGACGCTATCCAGCGTGTTCGGCAACGTCACGAAAACGACACCCTTTGCAACCTTCGAAGAAAAGCAGTCAGGCGGCATTCCGAACGATATTGCTGCGCTGCGCGGTGCGCGTCTGGTCATGGCTTCGGAGGGCGAGTCGGGCAAGCCCATGAGTGAGGCTGTGCTAAAGCGGGTCACCGGTAAGGACATGGTCAGCGCACGATTCCTGCGCCAAGAGTTCTTTGAGTTCCGGCCGTCCTTTCTGCTGATGCTGGCCACCAACCACAAGCCGAAGTTTCGCGGGCAGGATGACGGGCTTTGGCGACGGGTCAAGATGATCCCGTTCAAGCGGTTCTTTGCGCCCCATGAGCGTGATTACGACCTTGACAGCAAGCTGCGGGCAGAGGCGCAGGGCATCGCAGCGTGGGCGGTCCGGGGCGCTGTCGAGTGGTACTCCAACGGCTTGCAGGACCCCAGCGTCATCACAGCGGCTAGCCGCGAGTACCGCGAAACGTCTGACGCGCTGGTCGGTTTCTTCCCCGGAGTCTTCGAGCGGGACGAGTCGCACAGCGTGCCCGGGGCGGACGCATACAACGCCTACCGCGAGTGGTGTGAGGCCGAGGGACTCCCGTCCAAGGAAATCTGGACGCGTCGCAGCTTCTATGACGCGATGGAAGAGCGGCAGGTGTCGCGAAAGAAGACGAACAAGGGAATCACGCTGGTGGGTATCCGCCCCGCCGACGCTGCCACGAAGGCAACGGGTCCGGGCATCTTCGGGAAGGACTAAGGCTGGCGCCAACGGCGACCAGTGACACAAAGCATGCCCGAGGGGGTCACCTACGGATATCCGTATGTGACCCCTTCGCGCTGAACAGAGGGGCTTCGCAGTGAAGATCTACCCGTACGAGATTGCTGGCGAGCCGGTTACCGTCAAGGTTCCGGAGACGCGCGAGGATCTAAGCGAGTTCCAAGAGTGGTTTATGCGCGCCAACTCTGCGGGACCGATCGCGCTGGATACCGAAACCACCGGCCTCGACATCTACTCCCACGGATACCGCCTGCGCACCATTCAGTTCGGCGATCGGCGCACAGCGTGGGTCATCCTGTACGAGCTGGGCGGGCATTTCGTCGCTGCTGCGCTGTGGGCCCTGCGCCGTGGTCGGAAGTTCCAGATTCACAACGCGCCCTTTGACTGGGCCGTCATCGACCGCCATGCAGGCGTCAGCATTGAGTCGCTCGCCCCGCGAACCATTGACACTCGCCTAAAGGCTGGCCTGGTTGATCCGCGCCAGCCGCAGGAAGGTGGGCGAGGCACGGCCCTTAAGCCCCTCAGCGCGTACTACGTCGACCCCGCAGCGCCGGATACTCAGGGCGACCTGACAGCAGTCTTCCGCTCGCTGAAACTGACGAAGGCAACGGGCTGGGCCGGTATTCCGCTGGACCACCCCACTTACCTTCTGTACGCGGGTCTCGATGTGCTGCTCACGGCGCGTCTTGATGTGGAACTGGACCGTGAACTCAGCGCGCTTGATGTGCGTCCGCGCCTGGTCCAGTACGAGCACGAGATAGCGCGCATATGTGCGGTCATGCAGCGCAAGGGCATGGTCCTTGACGTCGACTACACGCGCACGCTCGACGAGTCGCTACAGGCTGAGGCCGCTGAGTTTGAGTTGAAGGCCCAGCGCTACGGCGTGACCAACGTCAACGCTCCCGCACAGTTGCGCGAGGCACTCTTCGCCATGGGTGAAACCTGGCTGTCTGACGAGCGCACAGCTTCCGGCGCACTGAAGGTAGACAAGGCGGTCTTGCACCGCTTTGCAGACCTTGACCAGAACAGCGGGGCACCCCTCGGCACGCGCAGGCCCAACCCGCTGGCCGAAGCCATCATTCGCAGTAAGCGGGCGGGGAAATGGCGCAGTGCCTACACACAGACGTTCCTCGACACCATGGACGCTGAGGGCAGGGTGCACAGCTTCATCAACAGCATGCAGGCACGCACCGGCCGTATGTCCATCACTCGTCCGGCGCTGCAAACCCTGCCGTCCGGTGATGCCATGGTCCGGCGCGCGCTACTCGCTGATGAAGGCGAGGTGATCGTGTCCACTGACTTCGCTGCCGTTGAACTGCGCGTGCTCGCTGCGCTGGGTGATGTGAAGCGTATGAAGGAAGCCATCACGAAGGGCGAAGACCTGCACTCCTTCACTGCCCGACTCGTCTTCGGCGAAGGCTTCACAGCGAAGCACCGGAAGATCTCTAAGGGGATTGCCTTCGGCAAGGTCTATGGGGGTGGCGCTGCAACCATCAGCCGACAGACCGGAGCACCGATCGAGGATGTTCGCCGCGCGATGGCCGCCTATGACCGGGTCTACCCGGAGGTGCGGCGCATGTCGAACGCGTGGCAGCGCGAAGCGTACGAGACGGGCATGGTGCATGTGTCTGTGACCGGGCGCAGGCTTCCGCTGGACCGTGATCGGACGTACGCCGTTGTGAACTACGGGGTGCAGAGCGCTGCCCGTGACTGCCTGGGGCAGAGTCTCATCAACCTTGAAGAGGCTGGCGTGCTTGATGCGCTCCGCTTGCCGATTCATGACGAGGTGCTGGCGAGTGTGCCGCGCGCTGAGGCCAGCGACTACGCGAAGATCATTCAGGACTGTATGACGTTCGACCTGTACGGGGTCCCGATCGAGGCAGAGGCAGAGATAGGCGGGCGGTCCTGGGGCTCGCTCTACGGCGCTGACTTCTAGTTACCAACCCGTACGGTGAGGGTGAGGCCATGTTCCGGTTGCGGAGCGTGGCCTTTTCCTACTTTTTACCAAATCCGTTGAACGCTGGTCACGCCTTCAAATCTGTGTGCGCCACATGTGAAGGAACCGTGTCTTCCGATCATTCCAAGGGATGAACCCCGGTCTCGCCTTCGAAACCGCTACAACGATCTTGCCTAGTAGCAGGTCTAACGGGTGCTCAGCGCAGAAAAGATCGTTGACCACCTACGAAAAACGGCGTTGAGTGCACACAGCAACGACGAGTGATCCGGCCGGACACTCGTCCACGCAGACACCCCACCGAGTGGGAGTCGTCTGGTACCCCGCGCCGCCCTCACATGCTTTGAGTTGCGCAAATCCGGCCGAACTCCGCTTGGTAACCGACTCGCTAGGGCCCCTAGCAAGCCAACCGAACGGAGTCCCCCATGTCTCTCACCATCGAGCACATTCGCGCCGCGCAGGACAACGACCTTGCCGCCATCACGGCAGTCATCGCCGACATGGACGAGCGCATATCCCGGCTCGCTGCGCAGGCTGCACGACGACTGAACGGCGACCACCGCGAAGACTTCGAGCAGGACGCACGCGAGGCACTCTTCAGGGCGCTCCCGCGCTTCGACGCTGACACCGTGGACGCGTTCCACGGGTTCATGTTCAGCAGCATTCAGGACGCACTGAAGGACAAGGTTCGCTCTGCGCGATACGTCGGTGTGGACAAGGACGCAGTGAAGGTCTTCATGTCGATGCTGGGCGACGCTGAGGGCGACCCGTACCGCGCTGAGCAGATGGCGCAGACCGTTCCCGCTAAGGGGCTCCGACTCAGCGCCGACCGTGCCCACGCTGCGCGGCTCGCATGGCAGGGCATCGTGTCTGTGGACCAGGTGGCCGGTTCGGGTGGCACACAGCACGGGAACGGGTTCGCAGGTAACGGCACGATTGCCGACACGCTGGCCGTGACTGACGAACTCCCCCAGGTTCAGCCGAAGGTTGGTCACGGTGCCGCTCTGGAAGCGCTGGCCGTGCTCAACCGGTACGTGTGCGTGGGTGTCCGGCGCATGACTCCGGGCGAGTTTTCTGCCAACCTGCCCGCGCTGGTCGAGGCGCTGGAAGACACCGTGCGGGTGCCCAGTGACCCGACGATTCGCCGCTATGTGCTGGACGCGATGGCCATCCTGCGTTCCGCTGTGTCGACTGCTTCCGATGGCGACCTTGCCGATGAACTGCGGGATGTGTCCGACGATCGGCGCGACGAGCGGGTAGCCAAGATCGAAATGATTCGCAATGCGCTGGGCAGGGTGAGCGCGCAGCAGTACACCATCTTGGTTCACTCGTTCGGCATCGGCGGCGCGGAAGACTTCGGGTGGGGCGATGGCTCCGACCTTGACGGGCTTGCCAAGTTCCTCGGCACGACACCTGGCAACGTCAAGAAGCAGCGCTCGGCCGGACGGCTGGCGTTTACGAAGCACTTCATAGCCTTGGCGGTGCACACCCTCGAAGCTGCGATGGCGTGGGAAGCTGCCGCCGCTGAGATGCGCAAGCCTGCTGGCCGCAAGTGACCGACGAATGTTGTGAGTGCGGAGGGGCTAAGCGTCCCTCCGCCTCTCGTCGTCCGCGCGCGACCCAGCCCCCTGACATGACGGCGCTGTACATGCGCACTCGGAGGCGCAGGAAGGCCCCTTACAGGCGCGCGGATGTGTTCGCCCACTGGGGAGGGCGCTGTGTGTACTGCGGGGCGCCAGCGGAGCATCTAGACCACGTGCAGCCGCTATCGCGCGGTGGCCGAGACATCTTGTCGAACGTGGTCCCCGCATGTGCCGACTGCAACCTATCCAAGGCAGCGCTCACCCTCGCTGAGTGGCTGGCGTAGCCCTGGTAACCGACTCGCTAGGCCCCAAGCACAGAACGAGAAATGGAGAGATTCTCATGACCTACAACCTGCGCAACGGTTACAGCGTGGTCACTCGCAAGGCTGAGGGCGGGACGGAGTTTGAGACCCGTAACCCGCAGGGCGCCACCATCAGTACTGTGACGCTGCCCTACGTCGAGGCGAACGCGCTGGTGCGCAAGCTGTATCTGGGCCGTGTCTGATGGCGCACGTTGATGGTTCGCTGAACGACCCGACTCCCACCAGCGGACTAGCGGGGCGAGCGGATGTGTACCGGATTGCTGCCGCATTGATCAAACAGGTCGGATTGGTCGCAGAGGCCACCGCCGATGATGTGCTGCGGCTGGCCGAGTTTCTTGCAGGCGGCGACTTTTAGTTGGGAGGCACATACGGATATCCGTATGTGCTCCCATCATCCCTAAGGCGGAGAGAGTGACACGCATCACAACAGACCCGCGTGAAGAGCGCTTGCCTAAGTGGGCGCAAGAGGAACTGCGGAGCCTGCGCATGCGAGTGCGCGTTGCGGAATCCAAGATCGAAGATCTAAAGGGCAACACCCCCGAGACGGACACGTACCTACTCGATTACGGCTCGCTGGATAACTTCCCGCTTCCGAAGGGTGCGCGCGTTGCGTACCACCTGACTCCCCCGGGCTTTGAGCGGAAAGTGCGCCAGGCAATTCAGGTCTATATCAGCGATAGCGCGTTGCACATTCAGGGTGATACCTCGCTGGTTATCTACCCGCAAGCGTCAAGTTCCCTTAATATCGAATTGGAGCGTTACCGCTAAATGCGCAGGCTCGTAATCCTCGCCATTCCCGCAGTGCTCGCCCTCAGCGCATGCGGGGCCGACCCGTATAACACAGGAGACTGCGGCACGGTAGTGCACCACCACGTGATTCATCACACAGGCACACACCGTGTAGTTACACGCCACCAGCGGGTTACCATCAAGTCCGCTCGACGGCATGTGTCGCTGAGCAAGTCAACCCGGAAGAGGTAAAAAGATGAGAGTCCTGGCCATCCTGTTCGGCACGGTGGCGCTGACAGTGGGTGCTCCCGCGTACGCGTCCGATGCCCCGCACCCTCCGACTCCTCCGCAGGCGCACGCTCCGCACACGGTGCATCTGCCGTCCGGTGCCCCGCGCTGGGTCAAGTGCCCGGGTAACCCGCGCATCTTGATGGCCTGCTTCACGCACTAAGGCTCAGCGAGAAACCCCCTGGTCAGCGCGACCGGGGGGTTTTTCTATGCCTCGGATCACATACGGATATCCGTATGTGGGTTGCGCGAGTGCCCCACATGCCCCTAGGTTGAGACCACAACAACAGCAACGAAGGGGCAGGACACGATGGAGATCACGGTTCGAGTCAGCGGCGGAATGTACTGCGCACAGGTCCGCGACGGCCGCAAGCTCGTGCACTGCACCCAGCGTTTCTACACGGAAGGCATGGCGCTCGCAGACGCGAAGTGCTGGGTGGCGTTCCACGGAGAGGGAGAGATCATGAACGACCTGGTCAAGCCTGGTGACAAGTTCGAGGCGCACCGGAAGGTTACGGGTGAGCTGCGCCCGGTCGGCGCTGGTGAGATGCTGCGGCTGATCGCTGAGGCTAAGTCGTTCGGGCTGGAAGTCGTCGAAAAGATGGGCACGGAGCGGGCTTACATCGAGATTGGCCGGAACGGAAGCTCTTACGGCCAGTACTTCCGCGTGGCCTAGTCGCATCAGCAGAATGCCCGGGGCCGTAGCTGCGACCCCGGGCTGGGGAGGGAACCATGTTCGTTCACACTGAGAACATCAAGCGCGTGGTGGCTGTGACGACCGAGACGGGCGAGGATGGCAACTTTGTTCTCTGCCTCGAAGTGCAGACCACCGGGAATGTGCGCAAGGTGCTTCGCGTGCCGCACTACTTCGCTGACTTTCTTCGGGCATCGCTGGAAAGCGAATTTGATATGATGCCCGAAGATGAGCGCAAGCGCAGTTTTCAAGCCAGCATGGCCAGCGTCCGTAAGGGGAAGTAGCGTGCCGCAAATCAAGCTCGATATCCTGGAAATCACGGGCTTCGAAGAGTTCGCCGATCGCAGCGTTGATATTCAGGTGGTCGACCGGGTCCGGGGGCCGGTTGTCCTCCGCATGCAGGAAGATACGGCGCGCTGGCTGTTCGCTCTGGGTACGGATAAGCTCACTTCGTGGCGCAAGGCTGATGGAGAGGACGACTGACATGGAATACCAGACGCGAGAGTTCCGGGCGGACATGACGTGCGAGTACTCCACGCGGGATCGCTGGGACGGAGTCAGGGCGGTAACGCTGATTGATTGCGGGCCAGTGGTCGGCATGGTGGCAGCGTGCCAGGAGTGCGCGGACATGTACGAGCGCCTGCAAGCGAAGTAAGGAACGGGGCCCCTTCGGGGGCCCTTTCTTTTGGCCTCAATAAGGTTGCTTGACTCAATTAATGAACACAACATGAATGTAATGTACAGGTTTGGCAAACCATACGGCGTATGTCGGAGTATTTGATTCCGGAACCTTTACGCTTCCTGTGAGCCCCCCACCCGTCGCCCCTAGTTAGCGATCATGACTTGTATTGAGCCGACCCCCACGACAGACCTTTATTTGTTCATACCCGGACCGCTGGGCCACGGTTCCTGGGCATGGTCCGAACACCCGCGCTGGCCTGGTGTGCTGGCCTCTGACTTCGCTTACAGCGCCCGTGAAGCCTCAGCGCTCGTACGGGCCTACGCAACGACCGTGGCGCGCCTGATAGCCCCCCGCGAAGCCAACCGGTTCATAGTGCTCGGGCGTGGCCGAGTGACTGGCCTGGTGCTCGCCCGGGACGAGTGGGAGTGGCACCAGCGGGATAGGGAGTACGCGCCGACCGACGACGAGCCTTGGAACACGTGGCGTACTGCCGCCCGCGCCTACTACGAAATCACGGGCAAGTTGATCGAGCGTCAGAAGTTCAGACCTAGGCTGGACGTGTAGCACGCACCGGTACGCTCGCCTGCATGAACGACGAGACGAACGGGATCACCCCGCCCAAGATCAAGACCTACCGCAGCGTCCCCGAGCTACTCGCCAAGCTTGAGGGGCGTGCAGCCATGTGGGAGCGCGTATCGCGGGAGAACAAGGAACGGGCGGAAGACTTCGAGCGCGCTGCCCAAGAGATCAGGAACGGTGCAGCAAGCGTTGTCGTAGGGCGTACAACGTACGTGCTAGGGGAGTAGCCTGATTCAACTAGTCCGGTAACGGGCCGGGCGTGGTGGTGAGTTAGGACAACCGAAGATGACCCAAGCGGACAGCGTGCAAGCGCTGCGAATGTCGCTTGACTCGGAGCCTGCGGGTGCCGGGCAAGCGAAGATCGTTTTCCCGGAGTCGTGGGCTCTCTG